GTGGCGCCGTCGCTCATACCCGCGAACAGGCCGGAGATCTCGGTCAGGACCCGATCGGATGGCTTCAACTGCCCATATGCGTCCCGCGTCTTGATGCCCAGCAACTCCAGCGCCTGACTTGCCTTGCTCGACTCGTCGACGATGCGCTTACTGAGCTGCGTGAACGCGCTCTGCAGTTGCTCTGTGCTGACGTCTGAGAGCGAGGCCGCAAAGTTCAATTTGCTGAACTTCTCGATTTCGACGCCGGCCTTCTGCGCGGCCTTGGCCAACTGGTCTGCGCGGTCGGTCGCTTGCTTGATGGCAGCGCCAATCCCGACAGCGGCCGACACGAGACCCGCGGCAGCCGCTGCCAGCCCTACCTTGAGCGCGCTATCAAGGGACTTGGAAAACTTCGCCGCCTCGCGCTCGGCCTTGCTGAACTCAGTGACGAGATCAGCCGCGTCCGCGCCGAGATAGACGACCAGTTTTCCAAGCGAACCGCCGCCGCCGATCATGTGATTCTCTTCGCCATGACGTTGACCATGTGGATTTCCTCGGGGCGCAGTTCACCGGGGCGCGTTGCGTATGCCTTGCGGTAGTCAGGGATGAAGTCAGACGCCTTGGCGTCCTTGTTGCCGTTCACGGCGCAGATCACGGCGCAGAGCTGGCCGAACCGGTAATCCATGCGCGCCTGGTCGGGCGGATTCACTCGCCGGTAGCGCAGCCATTCGGTCCACTCTTCGTGCGTGAGACGCTGCTCCAGTTCGCCCTGTGTCGCGCCCATCGCGAGACACAGGTCGAGGAACAGCTCCCGCGCCGGGGTTAGTTTCCCGCTTCTTCTTCCGCGGGCGCGTTGATCTTGTTGGCCTCGCGCACCGCCTTGCCGAGCGCGCGCACCACTTCGGCGGGCAGCTCATCCAGCACCTGCTGAGTGCCGGCGAACACCGGGGCGCCCTGGTCGTCGACGATGGCGCGAGCGGTCAGCGAAGCGTCGGCGCGGAACAGGCCGTCGCGAGTGGGCTTGAGATCGGGGCCGATAATCTCGGCCTGCCACTGCGAAACCTCGCCGGCAGACAGCTTGCGGATAGACACCGTGCCGACGTTGGCGACTTCGACAACGGCCGGAACGCGGTTGAACAGGCCCTGGAATGCGGCCAAGTTGGTCAGTTTGGACATGGGTTGCTCGAATAGTTGCGGGGAAACCGGCGCCGAAGATCGGCGCCGGGTGGTGCGTGCCATCAGGCTTACGCCTTCCAGCTCGGGGTGATCGCGCCGGACACCTCAACCGTGACGCGGGCGCGCCAGGCGTCGTTCTGCTGGCCCTGCAGCACGATCTGCTTGACCGTGCCGCTGAACGGGAACACGGTGCGCGTGGTCGGTACGGTGATCGTCGCGCCGACGTTGGTCACATCGGTGGTGCCATCCGAGAACGCAAGCCAGAAGTTCGTCACCGCGGCGCTGGCGCGCTTGGTGTACAGCTCCTGCATGGAGGTCTGGCTGCCGAAGTTGCATTCCATCGTCAGTTCGCCGTTGTCGGTCAAGCCGGTCAGCTTTTCCTTGGCGGTCGAGTTCCAGTCGGTCACGTCGATGGTGTCGGTGCTGCCGCCGCCGATGCCATCCATGCTGCGGATCTCGGCGATGTTGACCAGCGTCAGGCCAGTGCCGGTGCCCTTCTGCATGAACAGTTCAGTGCCCTGCGTTTTGAGGGCGTTGGTCGTACTCATTGCTGCCTACTCCTACTGCTGCGGTGATGGGCCACGCCCTCGGCGCGGACCGGAAAAGTCATCGGGTAGCGAAGAACTCGAAGTCGAAGGACCGCCGGAACTTGCGCACATCGAGGTCGTAGGTCTCGCCGTTCCAGGCGACCACGAAGCCGCGCGTATCCAGTGCCGCGGCGATGGTTTCGGCGAGAGCCTTGGCGTCGTCGTAGGTCGCCGCGTAGGCGTCGAACTGGACGCGCACGCGATCCATGCCAGCGAAGCCGCTGAGCGTGTTTTCGGGCGTGCCAGCGGCGCCAAGGTACGTGACCCAGGAACTCGCGCCGCCCGATCCAGACACACCTTCGGGCGCGATAACCGGGTAAATCCGTGGCGGCGAGCCAAGCGCCGCCGTGACTGTCGACTCGGCCGACAGCCATACATAAACCTGCGAGGTGTTCATCGGCCTGCTTTGGCTACCCGTTTGGCGATCGCCGGAACCGCTGCGCGCAGATCGTTGGTGATGCTGGCCAGCATGCTCGGCGCCGTCGATGCGAACGCAGGCCGGATGAAAGGCTGCGCCGGCATCTTGGCGGTGCCGAATTCGATCATTCGCCAGTAGTAGGCGCCGCGCTTGTCGTTGCGCTTCTTGCCGGGGCGGACGCCGATCACAAACAACTCGCCGAGCCCGAACTGATCAGGCGCGCGCTCACGCGCGGAGAAGACCGCGCCAGCGAGACGCCCGGTTCGCACCGGTGCCGCGGCCCTGATTGTGTTGCGCAGCTGGCGCGCAGCCTTGGCCAGCGCGGATCGGATCGGGCGCTTCTGGAACTCAACCGGGTAGGCGCGGATCGCGGCCAGCGTATCGGCCAGGCCCTCGATGCGAATCTTCTCGGTGGTGCTCATCCCCAGGCCGCCACTTCCGCACCACCCTCGACCGTGATGCGCCAGCGGCCGGGTACGGCGATCTCGAACACGTGCACACCTTCGGGGTCAAGGTGCCCGCTGTGCTCACGCACCCAGGCGCCGCGGTGCGTCATGCGGTCGGCGATGAACGGCGCGTGTTGCTGGCCGATGATCTCCACCCATGTCGGCATGTCGGTGGTGAACTCGCCGCCGTCAGCGGTGCGCCACCACGACGACATGCCCGGTTCCGGCTCGGGGTCGGATACGAAACCCATTAGACAGTTCCCTGCTCGGTGCAGCGCAGTTCCATTTCGGCGCCGCGCTCGTTGCGGTTGATGACGCCGAGAATCTGGAAGATGCGCGCGCCGAACAGCACGCGACATCGGGTGGTCAGGTCGGGCACGTAGCGGCAGACAATGCGGATGTCGTGCTCGGACTGCTCGGCGCCGGCGGCGATCAGTTCGCGCCCAGACAGCGGTTCGATGCCGGCCCACACCGTCGCAAGCGTCGCCCATGACTTCACCACCTGCCCGCTGGTGCCGCTGCGGGTCTCGGTCGGCGTCTGAATCGTGACCTGGTTGCGGAGGCGGCCGGCGCGCATCAGTCGGCCTCGTCGAGTTCGACGCCGAGCACGTCGCAGCGATGCGCGGCCAGCAGCGACTGCACCGCCGGGTTGGCGATGTAGCTGGCGCCGATGATCGACGCCTCGCGGTTCTCGTAGAGGTCGGCCAGCACCATCAGCAGCGCGGCCTTCACATCGTCGTCAGCGGTCGCCGCTCCCACCACGTAGGTGACGGTTACGGCAGCGAACTGGCAGCGCGTCGCTGGCCAGCAGTAGCCGTATGCCGGCGCGATGCGTGCTGGCACGCTGTCCAGGTCGGCCTGATAGCGGTCGGCCGCCAGCGTCTGTGTCGTGCCGTCGCCGTCAACGTAGGTGATCGAAGTCACCGATGCGGCAGTTCCCCACGGCAACCGGATCAGCGCGTCGCCATCGTCGGGGAATTCATCCATCCGCAAGCGCAGTGTCTGCGTCATCAGGCCGCGGCGACAGTAACGCTCAATCCAGCGGCGAGCCGCCTTGATGCGGCCAGCGATCAGCGTGTCTTCGGCGGTCGACGTAACGCGAAGGTGCGTCTTTGCTTCGATGACCGTCACCGGCTCAACGGTGGGCGCGGTGACGACGGCGAGGCTAGCCACCTTTGTTCTCCGGGGCGTTGCCGAGGTTGCGGTTCTCGGGGGCCTGCGTTGCGGCAGCCTCAACCAGCGGGTTCGGGTGCCGGTCGTGGTTGTAGTTGTGCTCGATCTCGGCAGCGGTCGGTAGCGTCTCGCGCTCGGTCATGGCGACCGACACGCCGGAAGCGTCGCGGCTGAACGCCAGTTCCACGCAGTCATAGCCGTAGAAGCGGCGCACCTGCGGCTCGCATGCGTCCATCAGGCTGGTGGTCTTCGGCATGGCGATCTCGATTCCGCTGGCCACCGCGATGCCGATCCAGAACTCGACGCACGCGCGGCCCTTCTCGGCCTCATGGCTGTCTGGGTAGGTGAAGTCCATCCCGAATACGGTGATTTTCTTGGCGCCGATGTGGATCGCATAGGCGATCGCATAGGCCGCTGTGTTGTTGAAGTAGCTCGTCGGGAAGCGCGTCATCACCTCGGCGAGAGGGAACTCGCGCAGGCCCGGGTAATCTGGGTGCAAGCGGCTGGTGATCACGGGTCCGGTGTAGGTCCGCAACCACTTGAGCATGTGGGCGATGTTGCTCTCAGGCATCGCGGCCGAGCGAATCTCCTGGATTCGAACGTCGTCCATGTGGAACACCAAGTCGCAGCCGAACACGTCGCCGAGCGCGTTGATGGCCCACACCTGATCGCAGAACGCATGCCGCCCGCCGATCCGCTTTGTGATTTCCAGAAACTGCCGGACCGATGGGCCTAAGCCGAGGATGGTGATGTGCACGCAGTGCAGCTCCAGTAGGGAAGGATGGGCGGCGACTTGCGCCGCCGCCCGGGTGCGTTACGGGTTGCTGATCGGGGCGATGGCCGGCGAGAACAGCAGCGCCGTCGCCGAAATGCAGCCGACCGAGGTCACGCCGGTCTGGACTGCAGAAAGCTGCACGTAGCGCTTCAGGCCCTTGTAGCCGAGGCGCTTGCTGACTTCCTTGCCGGTGCCGGCCGCGCGCGCGCCAGCAGCAAGGCTGGCAAGCGCTTCGGTGCCGATCAGATCCGCGTCGGCAACGCTGGTCAGGGTGCCGGTTACATCACCCTCCTTGAGCACCAGGGTAACGATGCTGCCGGTGGTGGTTACCGAACCGTAGCTCACGATGAACTCGACACCGCCATAACCCTGACGGTCGATGATGTTGCCGGTCTTGGTGGCGTTGGCGCCGATCGCCGCTGGAATGATGGCCAGCACCTGCTTCACGTTGTTGTGTAGTTCCACGGTGAATCTCCTTGCAGGTTGGATTGCCCCGGCTTCGGCCGGGCCTGGTCATCAGGTGCTGAACTTGATCGCCTTGATGGCGTCGAAATCGAGCACCGCGCCACCGGTGCGCCGCGTGCTGTAAAACTTCACGTACGGCTTGTCGGTGAACGGATCGCGCAGCACGCGAATGCCCATGCGGTCGACGATCTGGTAGCCGGAACGGAAGTCACCCAGGAAGCACGACAGCGAGTTGGTAGCCAGCGCCGCGATGTCGGCCATGATCTCGATCGGGTAGCCAAGCAGGCGATCCGGCTGGCCCTGCTGCAAGCCGGGCTGCCACATGTAGGCGTTGGTGGTCGCCTCCTTGAGCTTGCGGATCGCGGTGATCACCTCGCGCGTGGTCGCCCACACGGCGTTAGCCAGATACGGAGCCTTGAAGGCACCGATCAGGCTGAACAGGCAATCGGCCGGACTTGACGACGCGAAGGCGCCGGCCGCACCGGACACCACATGCTCAAGCTGGCCCCAGGTGCGCGAGCTGTCAGCGGCCGCCGCGGTCGTGTAGCTGGCGAAGCCTCGCGGCTGGCCGACGCCTGTACCGGTGACAAACGCCGTCGCTTCCGTGCGGGCGAACTTGTCGGCGACTTTCATTGCGAGCCACGTTTCGATATCCACCGCGGCATCGTCAAGCAGCTTCTGCGTGGCCTTCGGCTGGGCGTACATTTCGTTCGCTTCGATCTTGTACTTGCCGAGCGCAGGCGTATTCGTGTCGCTGCGGGCAGCGCCCTCGCCGACCCAGCCGCACGATGCCTCGTCGCGGTCGTACAGACCTTCGAGCGCATCGGTCGAGATCAACTGCACCGACGCGAGGCGACGAACCGCGCTGGTTTCGTTGACCTTGGTCACGATTCGGCCGACCGTCGACGGCGGCAGCAGGTAGCCGCCCTCGGAATCGACGCCAGCCTGCAGCGCCTTGATCTGCTCGGGCTGCATCGGGGCCGCGCCCTTGCGCATGAACTCGACAAACGCGCCCTTGTAGGCGCGATAGTCCTCGGCGCTCAGGTTGGCGCCGTCCTTGCCGGATGCCTTGCGCGACAGGTTGAACGCTTTGACCTCGGCGCCGATGTCTTCGGGGTCTCCGCCGGTCTTGGCAAGACGGTTGTTCGCCAGTTCGATGCGTTCGATGCGTTCCTTGAGCTCGCCGGTCTTGTTAAGTTCGGCGTCGATCTTGGCCAGCTTGGCTTCCAGATCAGTGACCGACTTGCCTTCGGCCTTTGCCTTGATGAGCGCGTCATTCGTGGCTTTGAATTCCTCGAACGCGCGGCCCTGAGTCTCGATCAGACTCTTGAGTTCCGTCATGTCAGACATTAGGTTTTCCTCGGAGTGAGTTGATGGCGTTGCCGCGCGACTGCAGCGCGGCCTTGATGGCTGCCATGTCGTCGGGCTCACCCCGTCGATCGATGGACTTGATGCGGGCGATCACCGCCAGCGCCTGCGACTTGCTGAGCCCGCCTACTTCGCGCAGGTAGGTCTCAACATCCGCGAGGGATTCGATGGCCTCGACTTGCTTAACCGCGCTGACGCGGGCCTCGTCGTTAGCCGGAAACGTGACCAGGGAGACTTCCCACAGGTCGACTTTCTTCAGGGTGCGGATGCCGGTCAGCTTGTCGTAGCTGTCCTCGCGGGCAATGAACCCAATGGAGAGGCCGGACAGCGCGCCCATCTTGAGCAGCTCGTGCGCCTCGGCGCCGCGGGCGACCTTCAACGCCAGCTTGCCGGACACCAGCAGGCCGTGACCGTCTTCGGCGACGCGGGTGTAAACGCCGATCGGTTCACCTCCGCGGTGCTGCCAGAGCATCGCCGGTGCGCGGCCCTTGGCTTTCAGGCTGGCCAGGCTGTCGTTGAACGCGCCCGGCGTGATGATCTCGCCATAGCTGTCGACGTTGCCGAACACGGAGCCGTAGCCGGTGAACGTGCCGTCGTCGCCGACCTCCTTGACTTCGAAGGGGCGATCCAAGAACTCGCGCATGTGGTGCTCCTACTTCGCGACTGGCGCGACGTTGATCGAATCGCGGCCGAGCCGCATGAGGTTGCCGGGAACGTAGCGCACATCGCCGTCAGGCCCGATCGGGGGCATGTTCTCGCGCTTGCGGATCTCGTTTGCGTTGAGGGCGCCGACGCCGTGAAGGCTCTTGTAAAGCTCGCCGCGCGCTGCGCTGTCGCCGCGCAGTAGCGCGTCAACCAGAAACTCGGCGTACATCGTTTGACGCTCTGCCGGCGTCAGCAGGTCGCGCCGGATCGCCGCTTCGATGCGCCGCAGCCAAGGGCCAAGGGTCTGCACCACGAACTCGATTGCCGAGTGCTCGATGTTGCTGTGCGTAGCGCGTTCCAGGTTCGCCACCATGTGCGGCGGAACCCGGTAGATCGCGCAGATATCGGTGCTGGTGAGCTGGCGCTGCTCGATGTACTGCATGTCGGTGTTCGACATCTGCATCTTCACGAAGTCCGCACCGTCTTCCAGGACTGCGGTCTTTCCGGCATTGGCGCCGCCGGCATACATCGCCTCCCAGGACTCGCGCAGGCGCTTCACCGCCGCCTCGGTCAACCCCTTTGGGTGCTTCAAGATGCCGGAGATGCGCGCGCCGGACTTGTAGGACCGCGCCTGCGCCTGCGTGCCCGCGATCTGCAGGCCGATTGTCTCGCGGTTGTAGCTGATCGGAGACAGCCCAGCCCACCCTTTCAGCCGGCGGTACCGGATGTGGAACATCTCGGACGGCAACACGGTGCGCTCGTCGCCGTTTGGGCCAGCAACCACGTAGTACGGTGAGCCGGTCGCGGCCTGCTTGACCACGACGTTACCCGGCAGCAGCGGGAACAGTTCGGCCAACTCCTGCCGCCCTGGCGCTCCCACCATGCCCTTGAGCGCGTAGAAGTTACCGGACAGGCCGACATGGCAAACGGCCTGCTCCCAGAACTCAAACGCGGTGGTCCATTCGTTCGGCGCATCGTGCAGCAGGCCGTAGAGCCTGTGCTTCGTGGCGCGCTCGCGCTCCTCGGTGCCGGCGCCAACGTACAGATGGCACGGCAACTGCGCGACCGATTCAGACAGCACGGCAATGCAGGCGTAGACGGTCGCCACGGTCATTGCCGTTTCGGAATTCACGGCAACGCCTGAGCTCGTCTCATTGCCGCCGGCCAAGATCTTGGCCAGCGACGCGGAGTCGATCGCACTTCCCATCGTGTAGGACTTGCGGCCGAAGATAGAGCGCCACCAGCTCATCCGAGTGTCACCATGCCACGGGATTCGTACACGCTGTCGGGCTCCACGTCGGTTAACGCAACGCCGATCGCCATGAACAGCGCGGCCATGTGGTCGATCTTGTCGCTACTCCGCTGCCGATCCGGCGCGGTGTTTCCGTTCACATCCTTGCGCGCGACGAGGTTCGCCGCGCACCAGGTCAACACCGGGTCTCCGTCATGCACCAGCGTGCCGCCGATGTAGGCGCGCTCCACTTCCTGCATTGCCGGGTGGTACGACTTCGCTCCCTGAATGAACTTGATCATCGGGGCGCCGGCTTCCGTCAGCCGGTTGCTCAGGTCTTGCGCGTTCCACGGATCGAATGCGATTGCTCGCACGTCGAACTGCTCGCGGATGTTGTTCAGATCGGCCTCGATCACTGCGTAGTCGGTGACGTCGCCATCGGTCTCGACCAGTCGGCCAGCGGCAACCCACGCCGCATAGTCGACCGTCCCGCGCTCAGCTCGCGTCTGCACCGATGCCTCCGGTACGTAACCGCGGCCATAGGTCAGCCACTTCCCATCCTCGCGCCAGACGATCCGCAGCACGGTCAGATCGCGCGTGCTCGCGAGATCCAGACCGACCCAGCACTTGCGGCCGGCGAGCGCTTCGAGGTCGACCACGCCGGCGCACTTCGACCAGCGGCCGAGGTCGGTCCAACCATTCGCGACCGAGGCAGCGCGGTTGAGGCGCTTGATCCGGAACTCGGCCAGTTTGCCCGGCATGCCCCTGGCCTCGATCGCTTCCTTCGCGATCTCTTTGCCGAGCAGCGGGTTCACATCCATCAGCGGATTGGCTTTGTGCCAGCTCGCTGCGTCGAAGTCCTTATCGTCCTTGTCGACCGCATACAGCACGAACAAGAAGTGGTCGGCCTGCAGCACGCCATTCAGGACGTGGTGCGCAAAGGTGCGGATCTCGGGCCAGGGCCCGGGTGTTTCATAGCCCTCGGTGGTCGTGTACAAAAACAACGGCGAGCGCCTGGCGCCGGCCGCCGACTTCAACACGTTCAGCAGATCGTGGTCCTTGTGTGCGTGGACCTCATCCAAGCACACCGCGGACGGGTTCAGGCCGTCCTGCGTCGATGCCTTCGCGTGAATCGGCTTGAATGTGCCGCCGTTCTCATAGCGCGCTATGGCCTTGGCGAAAGGTTCCAGCAGGAACGCTTCGCGCAGATCACTGGTCTTCTCGACCATCCGCTTCGCGACCTTCCAGACGATCGATGCTTGATCGTAGGTAGTCGCCGCGCTCAGCACCTGGGCGCCTGGCTCATCCTCGCAGCACAACACGTAGAGCAGGATCGCCGCGGCCAGTGTCGACTTGGCGTTCTTGCGCGCCACGGCGAACAGCGCCGAGGTGAATCGCCGCGTACCATCATGGTTGCGGAACCCGAACAGCTGGACCACGAACCAGACGTGCGACGGGTGCAGCACGATGGTCGGCGTGTCCCATACGCCCTCGACGTGCGGCAGCTTCTCGATGAAGTCGCAGGCGTTGCTGGCATCGGCCTCGTCGAACCGGTACGGACCTCGCGGTCCCGCCCGTTTCAGGTCATCCAGAAACCGCTTTGCGCCGAGCCGGATCCACTTGCCGAAGCGCTTGCCCTTGCGGTCGGCTATCGCCTCGCGGGCGTAGGCCTTGGCAATGGCGATGTAGTCACGCGGTCCGGCCTCCAATGGTCCGCTTGTTGTTGGCGAACTTGTTGCCTTCGGTCTTTGGGTCGCCACGCGTTACCTTCTTTCGCGACGCTGGCGACATCCCGAATTCAGAGAACAGCGACTTAAGCGCCTGATCCTCTGCGGCCATGATGTCCATGCCGGCCCGCTGTTTTGCGCAGTGTCGTTGCCAGCAGTAGCAGAGTTGCTGGAGCAGATACAGGTCGACCTTCTGCAGCACCTTGGCATCGACCAGTTGCCGCCCTAGCTCGACCCACATGGATGCTCCATCGTGGTTCAAATGCTGCGGCGGTTCAGGAAATTCATAGACCAGATCGAACTCCGGCATGTCTTCCGGAGGCGCTCTCGACGGCCGATCTGTCCCAGCGATGACCTTGAGGTTATGGGGTGTCGGCTTTCGGCCGCGCATTTTCAAATCTCATTTTCGGCCGCGCGAAAATTTGGG